CAAAGTAATCAGACATTCCAGTAGCCATTGGGCTACTGGCGAGATCACCCATAAAAGCAAACTGCTCTTTCAGATTCGCGGCGTTCTCACCTATCCCGCGCTGCTGCGCTTGAATCATCTTCTGCCATTCCGGAAGCGCAGAAATCGGGTTCCCAGTCTGTGCCATTGAAGTTAGAGAACTAGCACCTGGTATGTTAGATTGACCTCCACCAAGAAAACTCAGCAGTTGATTCTGAAGATCACCTCCTCCGCTCATCAACTGCCGTAGCATACCGTAAAAGTTATTAGTAAATAACGGATCCATCGTCGGCTCAGCGGTCATCCCTCCGCCTAGCTGATGCTTACCACCAATAAGCTGATCCGCGAGTGTGTATTGCTGTGGCATAGAGCCACCACCACTAACATTAAAATTCGGAAGAGTAGGATAACTCATCCATTGATTGGAGCCACCAGGGGAAACCCCGCCCCCACCCCACGGGGCGTCAGTGAAAACTCCGCCTGATCTTATCTGACTTGTTCCACCGCCACCACCAAAAAGATCGCCTGCGCCGGTTTGCATATTAAGGCTCCTAGTTCCCGAACATGTACGGTCTTCTCGTCATGCTCAATCGGCTTTCCATCCTCCATTGCTCTTTACGCCTCTTCCGCTTCACGGAGTAGAATAATCCAGGCTGAGAAGAATCCTTCGGATCGCCGTGTAGAAGTTGATAAACCTTCGCGGCCTTTTCGTATTCCATTAACTCATTAAAACCGCGATAAACCGCGTTCCACACGAGAACTTCATTCCAGTCGCGGGGAAGGAGGATCTGAGTTTGTGCCAGAACATTATCATTAATCGGATGTTGCTTAACCATTCTCCACTGTACTTGGTACGCTTTATCGGGAGTAGGGTTAAATCCGATATTTGTAGAATGACGATACCATTCCGTAGGCAGCGAGAAGATGGGAGTAAACCTATCAGTTTTTTGATAATGACTAGTATCCAGTTTCCGGCGGACTGAGTTTGTTGGAAAATCTACCCAGATTAGAATATCGTCTACGACGGATACTATGTCACCCGCCGGAGCAAGGAGAGTCTCATCATATTCCTGTTGTTTAATAGTTAAATTAAAAACAGGCCCAAGCTCCTCCAGTTCAACAAAATCATCTCTATAATCAGGAGACCCGCTTATCTCTAAAAGCGCATCACGAAGCCAGATCGCCGCTCTCGAAGCATCGTTAGTACGATTCTCAGTTCGCAAAAGAACTTCGTTAACCAAATCTCCAATGAAAAATTGTATTCCGCTAGGGCTAAGAACAGGCATTTTAGACACCTTCTTTCATAACATGCAATTTCTCGCCTATAGCCTTATTAATAACTATCAGCTCCGCAGCCAATTCTGCTTCGTATTTAACATCTCCTTTTGTACCTTTGTGTATTTTCTGAAGCAAAGCGTGTATAATCTCTCGTCGAATAAAAGGTCTTATCCATTCTCTGTACGTATCATACCCAGGAAGAACTCCTCTTGGGTTTCTAATACGTTCGTCTTCATTACAGGCAACTATAGCAATGGCAACCCGCTCTTCTTCTGAATCTGCATAAATATAGTTCCCATTCATTGTAGTAGAAGAGACCCTTTCCATTAGATTAATTCCTTCTTCTTTTCAGCCAGAGAATGATTAAATCTACTAAAGGATAAACTAACGGAGCTATTGCTAGTCCAATGATAATACACAATAATGATCATATTATAGCCATTACCTATACATGCTCTCTATCTGACTTTCTCTTTGGCACGTTGCGAAGTTGCTGGCCGATGCTCTTTATCCGCTCACCATGAGCTTTGCTTTGTTCCTCTAGCCGCCCTTCGTAATACTTCTGTTGGTCTCGTAACCTGAACCACTGATAGCCGTTGAGCATCAGAAGAGCGCCAACGAATAAGCATGCTGCCATAACAGCGGCAATGAGCCAAGCGGTGGTCATATCTATTTCCCGTAACAACTCCAAACGAATCCATAAGTACTAGCAGCGGTAAGAGGAACTGAGTTATCTGCCCAATTCCCGACAACGGAAGTTGTTGTTGGGGTTTGTATAACTGGCTCTTGAGCGAGTGCGTTCCACGAGCCTGTACCGTTTAATAAACCGAAAATACATGCTGGCGGATTAGTACCATAGGCTCCCGTAGCGGTACTAAAAGTAAGTGTAAAGGTTCCAGAACTCCCAGGAGCCGTGCCTGCCGTAATCAACACCGAACCTGCTGCGTCAGATGAACCGGTCCCAATCGTTACGGTTGGACCTGTACCGAATCCAGTAACGGCAAATGTTGGAGCCAGTCCCCGAACAATCTGGCGACCTCCTAATTGAGTCAAGGCATTCGGAACTAGGTTGAAGGTAGGTACAATACCACCAGTAAATCCAAGCGTTGCGACATTGGCGACAGTTATATCCGTACATGAAACGGCGGTGCAGTTTTGAAAATTATTGCCACCGGCATCTATAAAAGTTGCCGTGCTCGGGCCGTCAACGGCTGCGGATGTTCCATTGCCGCGAATATGCGAGCCTGTTGCGTAGACGTAGCTTCCGGCAAATTCTTGAATAGCAACAGTGTTTGCACCGTTAAGCGAAAATTCTCCTACATTTATGGCATTTAAGTAGGCACGTGACGTTCCGTCAACGCGCAGTCCCGCAAACATAGAGACGGTATCGAACGCAACGACAGAGTTAACCATACGTATGCATGGAGAAGCACCACATTCATCCGAGAGGGTGTTTTTGACTGAAATTGGCCCGCTGAAAGAATCACGCGCTCCGCAGTTGTTCCATACCTCATTTTGAGTTAGAGAATTTGAAAGTAGAGCGTTCTCAATGAAAATCGTATTCGTGTTGTTACAAAAAAACGCCGGTTCTGTGTTTCCTGGTTGATTGGCGGCTACTATAGTGCTAGATGTAAACACCAAACCGCTACCTGTTACATTAAAGATACCAGTGTTGTCCCCACTATTATTGCAACCTGTAATCACAATGTCATTCCAACTAGCAAGCGTGACGTTATTGAACTCCACTAATGGCTTGGCGAAATTAAACAAGAAGCCACTACAATCCACCAGGAATCCGGAAAGTTTCGGTTTGTAGACTTGGTACTCTGAGATAAAACCGCCAACTAGTCCATTTGGGTTCGCATCGGGGCTAATGTAAATAATGCAACTGTTATTCCCCGAACCTACGAAGTTGGGGCCTAGCGAGTTCGATGAAGACCCTTGAATGTTAATAAACGCCGCGTCCACAACATAGCCTCCGGGTGGGCAAGAAACGTTTCCTGGCTGACCAAGTGTAGGAGAGTTGGCATTAGGATCACGGCTCGCTAACGTTGGTGTAGCAGCGGCCTGCGCCGCGAGAAATGCAGTAGTCTCTTTCTGCGTGAACCATACGCAGTTTACAGCGGAATTTCCGAACGATGTGGCAGGAGCAATGCTTATCTGACTTGCCGAAGTAAATCCTGTGATTGTTGCAATCGGGCCGCCCGTAGCAATGTTTGAGCTTGGGGGGAGTACGCAGAATATCTTCTTCCCTATATCAGTTGCCAGCCAGGGGGATGCAGTGGGGTCGGTAATCGTACTGGAACCGTTCGATGCAACTGCCGTTTTAGTTTTCTTGGCATCACCGATTGCCCCATAATTCTTTACGTTAAATGCTGAGATACCACCACCGACTGATATCCAAGTCGTACAGACATTTCCAGTAACAGCGGTACATTGACGATTACCTAAATTTGTTAAATTATAATACTGTCCTCCGATACTACAATTTACTTCCGAATCAGCATACGCAACAGCCCCAGGACCGCAGGTAGTAGAAATCGCAGGAGGGATAACACTGCTAGTAATAGTCTGAGAAGCGCCGGTTATAGTAAGAAATCCTGATGTGAAGCAAATAAACTGAGTCTGAGCACACACCGTAACAGTCCACTGAGTTCCTATCGGGGTGATTAAATTATTATCTGGAACAGGCACGCTCGTAAAAGCCCCGACGGAGCTAAGAGAGCCGCTTATAGCGACGGGAGTATACGGCGCCCCGCTTAGTCTGTAAGTACCGTTAAACTGAGGCTTCGGGATGAAATTAAACGTATACGTACCATTATTCCACGTCTGCCCACCAGCGTCAGTAATAGTCGCAGTTACGTTAGTGTTCTGAGCGTGAACACTAAATGTAAACAGTAATGATAGAAACATAACTAGAAGTATTTTTTTCACTGAATCAACTCCACCACCCATTGAATTGGGGTAACTTGTTCTGTATTTGCTGCGTTGAATGTTAATAGTAAATTTTGTAAAGAAGCCCAAGATAGAGTTGTATACGTAGCACTTCCCTGAAGTGCAGCAAGTCCACCACCACTTGCAAATATCGTTGCGGTTCCTGTAGTTGCTCCGGTATTCATAAACGTAACCTGCACTGCTGATGAACCCCCTGCCGCACTTGTTACGTTGAATATCGTTACACCAAGCAATGACAGTATATAAGTTACGTTTCCAGCCCCTAAAGAATGATTAAGACCGAACGTGAGACGAAATCCTTTGAGATTAGCTACGGTATTAGCGGGAATCTGATAAAGATAAACAGTTTGCGGTGCACCATTGCCGGTTATAGCCGCGGAGTTTACTTGCGAGTTTAGTAGGAGAGATGGACCACCGCTACTAAATACCAGGAGATCGTTCGCGGTTTTGCTAAATGATATATCCGCGTTGTTAGCGTTGTTGCGCCAGTTGATTGAATCGATACTTGCTAATCCAAGCACTCCTCCTAAAGCAACAGTCGAACTGTTTGATATAAATCTAGCTCCCATATAAACGCCAGGAGTCACTCCGGCTGGAGCTGTATACTGCAAAGCGTCCGCTGGAAGATTTCCTGTAGCAATCGTTACTCGAAGAGAGTTATCGTTTGTATTTGCTGCGTTTCGCCAATTAATTGCGTCATTGTTGGCAAGTCGAATAGTCCCGCTTTGCGCTGGATTCGGCGACCCTCCAACAAAAGGAGCTATCCATACATATGAATATGTAGTTACTCCAACCCCACTAACACTTACAACGTAGTTTTGTCCTGCGGCAGCATAGAATGTGTAGTTTCCTCTTACATCTGCATTAAATGGATTCGAAAGAGAAAGCGTCAAAGCATTATCCGCGAATATCAACGCCGTTCCACTACATATCGAGCCGCTTGGCGGAAGTGTAACCCCGTTACATACTGTAATAACAGCACTCGGTATTACCTTCAATACACCAGAACCAGCAGATGTATTCACAGCGACGGCTGCGAAGTTTAGATGCTGTGCGCCTTGAGCTTCGCTCCGCGAGGCAAATATACTAAGAAGAAATCCAATAATGAATAAACGCAGAACAGCCGATGCTACGGTCGCTCGAAGAGTTAACTGCGTCGTTGTCGCGGCTACGCTTCCGGTATAAACATCACATGCTCTGTCTTTCTGCATAATCCAATACCCCACAGGAAGTCTCTGGAGATTATGATTCACAGTAAAATCAGTATTCGGAGCCACAGGGGCTACTACGTTTATCCAGGATCCTGATATATTATCAGGAATTGTCCCATCTCCGAATCCAACATTTCCATTTAACACTTGTATAAAATTCTGATACACCGTTTTTAACATCTGAACAAAATCACTCAGAGACTTTTGTTCAGGTTTAATAACAGTGAAATTAAGATTTGGCGCTGCCTTCAATCTATTGTTCCCCCACGCTGCTCACCCGAGATATCGAACATCGGGCAAAATTCAATCACAGCACCAGGTTGCCCCGCAGGTACGGAACAAGTCCATTGAATACGAAGACCTGTTACATTGAATCCTAGAACCGTGCTTATCGAATCCCCGGTCCCGCTTCCAAGAGTTACTGTTTGAGTCTCAGAATAGCCTTTATCGTTTGACACAACAATCGTATACGTCACGGCTCCTTGATCTTGCACTGTAAGTCTAAATTTCTTAACAGTATGCTTATGTCTACGATCTTTGAAAATATGTTTCCCAGAGGTTATCGACGCGGCTATCTCGGAATAATTCGTAAAATCAATATAAGCAACTTGACCAGTGCCATTACCAATAGCATAACCGTCTAGTGAGTTGTTTCCTTGAGTCGAAGGAGTCCAGTTTTGATCCGCGATTCTTCCTACAAGATCCATGATTCTAGTTCCACTAGGGTTAAAGAATCTTCCAGACACGGTTTTTACATCGGCGTAAGAAAAAGGAGTCCAGTTATTCTCATCGAAGTTATAAACCCAAACTCGAACCCCGGGTATAAAGAGCCAGTAAGCATTAAAAACCTGACCCTTGATACTCTGTGTTACGTAGCCAAAGGCGTTTACTGGGTTTCCGGAAATCAAATCAGCAAAGATTCTCGAACGAGCGCCTATGCGACGTTTGCCGTCAAGAGGCATATCTCCGATTGGAATAACTGAGGATTGATTAAAGATGTAAACATTATCAAACCCAGCATACGCAGCGCATTCTACTCCATCTCTATTAAAATGATTAAGAGAACGAGGGCAGAAGTTACCAACATTCGAGTTCGCTATTGTGGTAAAATAAAAAGGCGCTAGCCCTATTCCAGTTGGCTGAATCTGAACAATACCCCAGTTATGCCATCCGTAGCCGTATTGACCGAGTTTGAGAAGACCTTGTCCAGGACCGAGATTATTAAGATTATCATTCACCCCCGCAGAAAACGAAGTCCAGTCCGTTGGATCTCCCACAGCGCTCCAACGGTATCGCTGTGTAAAGTTAATGCCTCCTTCAATAGTATTAAGTGTCATCAAATGCAAGCCAATCTCTGCGAGATAAAACGCGGCTGGAGCGTTAGCGGAACTCTGAGAATAACCAACAGTTACACCATCCCAGAGCCAGACTTTATCAGCTCCCTGAGAAAAAAGTAATTTGTTATTAAGAACATCCCAGCTAAAAACCTGTGTCGTAGTTCCAGTAAAACCCGTTCCGGTTATATTGGTCCACGACTGAGCCACAGGATTCCACTGAAGTAAACGAGTTTGAGTCATAACTACTTGTATTCTAGTACCGTTTCTGGTAAAAAAATCAGCTATCCCTAAAACAGGCTCGTTAGCTGGCGCGGGGAAGGGAGGAAGTGCAGTAAACCCCGGGCGAACATAGGCTACGCCTTTTCGAAAAAGGAAGTTAGTGGAGTCGGCAAATCCGTAATCTTCGATTTGATCCAGCGGAAGCTCAGACTGAACTCCACCAAAAGGTCCGGTAATCGGGAACTCTATTAACTCTTCGGATCTTACTTGCTGTCTGTCAGTAGCTCCAGGCATTTACAAAATCTCCAAGAAATACTCAAGAAAACTCTGAGAATCTCCAGCAGCTCCGTTCTGAGCAGTAACAATAAAGTTTTGATTAACCGTGCTATCTGTTGCTAATGTACCAGAAGCAGTAACCTGCGTAGCAGGAGTTCCAGGGAAACCATTAACTGCCGCTGTTACTTTTTGAGAGTTAGTCACTCCTTGATTTCCCATAGTAAAATCAATTCGATACGTAACACCAACTTGTCCAGCGACGCTCACAACATAGAAGAAAGGAGTATTTCCTCCGTATTTGAAGCGAATAGTACTTCCGCCACTAACTAATGCAGTCGGAGTGAATACAAGGGTAGCTCGTAAGATATTACTAGTACCTAATAACCCACCATTAATAACATTAGTATAAACCACATCTTCGGTCACTGTACCAGTATGAAGATGTGTTGTGTTATCTTTGAAGAAAGTCGTCTTAATAAGACTTTGAGTTACATCATTCCATACCGCCCCGTTCCACTGGAAAATCTGGCTTGTGTCCGTCGAGAAATAAAGAAGCCCGTACCCAACCCCGCCCCAAGTGGCGTTTACTATTTCGGGAGTAGGTCTGTTAGCAAGAGTACCGCTTAGAAGAGAAAGACGTTGCATTACATCTGTACGAAAGTTACGAAGGTCTTGCCCGAGGAGATTCGCTAACTGAGTATCGGGGGGAAAGGTAACGTCCCATGCGTTTGTAAAAGCCGGAGGAAATGGCATATTATGTGTTCATCTCCTGAACACTAAATAAACTACGTTCTACTAGGCGATACTCCTTCGCAAACACCTCTGCGAGATCATTTCGGTACTGCTTATCCGGCAAACGGAGCTTATCGCAGATTTTATAAGCCTCTTCAAAGGCTTCTTCTATCGAACCCCCATGCCCAATGGCTACGCCTACAATACCGTATCCACCGGAGGTGATAAGCGAATCTTCTTGTAAACTAATCTCGTAAGCGTAGAATTTTTCGAGGTCAGATTTGCGAAGTCCACGACTTGGGAGCCTTGGACGGGCATGAAAGTCCTCGCTCGGCCACGGCGGCACGGAAATCCTAACACCCGCAGCGAAGCCATCTGAGACTTCGAGATCATTGGACTCTCCATGGCAACAGTTATATACGAACTGTCCGAAATCAGATTCAAAAAGCCCATACAAAAATGTCGGGAATGCATCATAGCCCAGTCGGGGTGTAAATTCGAGCGCATAGATTTCTCCTTCCTTGGAGACAACGGTGTTGATATCTATTGGCCCGGTCCATTGATTCTCTTCGAGCATTCCTGACAGCTTTGCAAGTGTTTCGCAAAGCCTACACTCCCGATCGTCACAGCACCACACCACATTACCTGTACACCCTCCCGAGGGACCAATGTCTCCGGGGAGAAGTTGCTTTCTTTCGAGAGTGTGATTGGTTGGATGGAGCATTTTACCTTGTGCGCACCAGACCTCGCTTGAGATACATGCGCCGTCAATGAATTCTTGCAGTGTAAATTCTGGTTCATTGCCGATTATTCCTTTGTAGTGCTCTAGCATTTCTAGAAGCTCCGCGTTATCATGCGGTACGAAGCTAGGTACTACACCGCTATGCTTACCCTCGGGCTTAAAAACGAGTTTGGAATCTTCATCCCAGGACTGAACAAACTCAAAAGCAGATTCCCAATCCGTGAATCTCTTCGAGAAAGGCTCTTGAATTTCTGCTTCCTTAAAAACTTGACTAGCGTATTTACGATCACTTTCTAGTCTATCAGCGATTACAGAGCCACCAAAAGTATCTCCTCCGCTTGCACGATACGAATCTAGTAGAGCGCCGCTTCCAGTACAGTCTGCTA